TACAGCCTTAGAGCCATTAGCCCATGTCATTGTATTATTAGTGGGAGACCAAGTAGGGTAGCCTAACTCTTTTCCTCTGTAAGTCTTATCACCCTTATGACAGACATTCATTAGTCCAGAGTCACCTTCAACCATAACCCTGCGAACATCACCCTTAGTTGGTGCTACACAGTGAACAATACGATCATTCTTCATTATTCTGTGTCGTACCCACTCAGCACCAGCCCTAGTCTTACCCCAACCACGACCAGCTAAAGCTACCCATACATTCCACTTACCATCAGGTTCTAACTGATCAGGTCTAGCCCAGAACTTCCAATCATACTTAAGTTCTTCAGCTTGCTCTGGGGAGAGGGACGACAAAACATCAGCTACCTCATCTGATGGTAACTTCCTTAAGTCCTCAGCCGTTATCCTCATGTTCATCAGGGGTATTCTTTCCTAGTCGGGTCATAATCTCTTCTACAGCGGAGCGGTCTTCCTCTTCTTCACTACCAACTTCCCGTTCCTCAACAGTGTTAGTAGGAGACCAACCCCCCTTACTTCTCAAGTACAACTCAGCAGCCTTAAAATCACCAGCTAACGCTTGTTCAACGACAACATTACCAATAGCTGATGTAGTATTAAACTTCACCTCCGCTATGTCTCCACCATACAACTTATAAAAAGTAGAGGTACTAGATGGAGCATGAGAATATTTCTGTATGGATGCCATAATATCTTTAACTGACACACCACTACTGATGCCCTTACGAACATGCTTACCTATAATAGCACTATATGGTAGTTTCTCTGCCATGAACTTTGAACATCCTTCAGTTCCGTACATGTCCCCTAATCCTTAAGAGACAACAAATAATATAATAACAATAGTAAGTATAACTCCCTCAATCATCGGCATGACCTCATCCTGTAATTCTAACTTGGCAGTGTTCGTCATGGTTGACTAAGGGAGAAGACTTTAAAACAAGAATATAGTTGATACCTAATACTCATGTAACTACTAATGTATAGCTGTTGTCTATAAACTATAATAGTAATAACCATAATAGTATTATACTATATAGTCTCTTTACCGTTGTAGTTACATCTGCTATACTTTAGTAGGTTGTCTACTACTATATAGCAACATTTTTTGTACTTACGCAACCCTGCCCAAACAACTTTTTTTTATGTCGTTGATAATACACGAATCTTTTTTTATTTATTTTTCTGTTGTGTGACATATTTATCACACTTGCACTTCATGGTTGTGGGGTCAAACTAATTTTCTTATACTACAGATATGACCCAAAGTAAATTTCTTATGTTATAGATATGGGTGGATAACCACGCCGCTCAAAAGTATACCCCATAAAGTATAGGGTCCCATACTAAAGTATATATTGACATACTTTCGTAACGAATCACTCCCGGTGTGACATAATTGCAACACTTTAAGCTATTGACACAAGTAATTGATACGAAACACAAAAGAATCATTGACAAAAGTAATTTCTTGCGCTCGACGGGCTGATTCGCAATGACATAAGCAATCATTTAATTGAACGCTTGTTATTTTAATTGGTAATAACAACAGACCAATATATAGCCAAGCCTTTGTTGTGGTGTCATAATACCTCATGCTCTATCGCTCGATATTAGCGCCATACAATCGCACAAAAGAAAAAAGGCCCCTACCATATAGCAGAGACCAGAGTCGTTGTTCTATGAGGCTAATATCAAGTGTATTCAATGAAATCCTCCTCTGTATCGTTTGCATTAAATGCGTTTAGGTAATCTTGATACATTGCTGAATCTCTTTCCAGTATATCAATGGACTCGTTGTTCTCGTTTATATACCTAGGACGGAATCCGCGACGCCTATATGAATCCGACTCGCCACACTGTGCTGCAGTCTTTGCGACTAATTGGGCATATGTTTTTGTGTGATAAGATAACATTCTAGTTTACTCCTAAATGATAAACGGAAAGATATGTCCAGCCAAGTATTGTTGCTACATTTGCAAGCCATACTAGAGTCAAGCCTATGCGTTTTAGTGCTGGTTTATAGCGTTTCATTGTGTTGTCGCTTTCCATTTAGCTAGTGTGCTGTGCTGTGCTGTTGTTAATGGTGAAATTTCAGCATTACCGTTATCATATAAAAAACTGCAGGTTAAAAACTCTAGCGCGTAAATGTCACCATTTAATTTTAGCGCGTCTATATATTCTTGCCGTTCTGCTAGTATCTGTTTAAAAGTTGGTTTGATAGTCATTACACCGACTCCTTAAATTTACGTTTACTTGTACCGTGCGCGACTATGGCAATAGACTTGCCTTTTACTTTTGACCCCGCACATAGCTTGCAAGATATACAGGTCGCTTTACGTCCGGCCTCTTCACTAGCAGGGCATAAGACTTCCTTGCCTTTAATGACGCTATCTAACGACGATATGACTCTAAAAGTACGTTCGCCGCGTTGCCAAGCCTGTCTAGCTTGTACGGGTGAATCTGCGCTTGTCATGATGGATTCGGGCATAGGATTAATTGCGCCATGTGTATATGCGGTATGTCCTAAGCTTTCACTCAATAGGCTTTCCCATATGTAACTAGGGACAGCTGCAGGGTCGCCAAAAGTACCGAGTCTAACCATGCGACCTTTACCTATTGCAGATATTGCATCATGCCCAAAAGCCTCTGGGTATTTGCCTTTAATGTATGCTTTGTGTTTACCTAGTGGTGCATGAGCTAGAGTCACATAACAAGTGCGGTCTGTCGCTTGACCTTTTGCGTTATTGTTTGGCTTGCCCCTATGGATGCACGAGCCGCAATAGGATGCGTCGGAACCATTGCGCGACATTGTAAGAGGGTCACAATCTTTGCCTGCATTATCTGCATGTAATCCATCGGCTTGAATAAACGTCTGAACCATATCACCCGTTTTAATATTGCCGCTATTAGATTGCGCCCATACTACAATAGGCGAACCATCAAATAGGCTTGGACCTCTGTATATTGTGTAAGTTACGTTTGCCATAATTCAGACTCCAACTTGTGTATTAAATGCTACGGCGTCGATTCCGCTTGCGCGGTATTCTTGCGCCAATTCCTGCGCTTGTTTGATTGTCATTAATATGAATCCGGATACTGGAACGAATTGTTGCGCGATTGTGTATCGGGTTGCGATTGTATATGTCATATTGTGATTCCTTGTTACTGTTGAAATTCGCAAGATAGGTTGGGGTTTTGTAGCTCAATCATGCGCTCAACGCAATCCGAACCGCTTAAATCATAGTCTAAAACTTCAATGTGGCCGTTTACGTTTAAAAGCAGAACAAAAGTTAAAAGCATTTTATGATCCCTTGTGTGTGTGTTGTTTCTGTAATCACTATGTAGCATTCAAAACGATTCGCCAAGCCCTAAAACACAAGAAAGCAAAATAAAACACAAAACCGGGGGCTATGCGTTGAGTGCATAGGTGCCATGCGTTGAGTGCATAACGCCCGGCTCTCATATTATCCGCTTGCAATCAAACTAAACCTATGATCTAAACGAATCAGCCAATAGGTGCACGGGGTGATTCTTTGAGAATCGTTCGCAAAAGACGGGAGGATGGGCCAATGAAATAGTGTTGCAAAAATATCACACCTCAATCTGGCTGGGACTCTTATACAAGACTCCCGCTATACTATCGTTAGTATAGGTATACTATCGTTTGACTATATACTATCGTTAGTATAGGTATACTATCGTTTGACTATATACTATCGTTAGTATAGGTATACTTTTGAGACCTATACTTTTGAGAGTGTTGCAAAAATGTCACACCAGCCTCTACCCCCTACAGTGGAAATAAGGAATGACCCCCCTACAGTGGAAAATGACCCCACCGAGGAAATTAGTCCTTGACCCCCACGGTGGAAATATGTATAAACAGAATCAGCAGAGGAGATGATGATGACTGAAGAGTGTCAAGAATGCCAAGGCGAAGGTGTTTGTGAGCATGAACGCTGGGAGAAGTATGGTGACACCTACGAGCCATATGCCGAGTATAGAGCATGTGAGAACTGTAATGGAACTGGACAAACGGAGAGTGATGAATGAGCTATACAATGATAAAGAACTGCAAGATGAACTGGGAAACAGAGAAACATAGTTATACCTTTGTAACTGGTGGTGATAGACTAACAGCCCTTGATAGTTTAGGAGACCTTATTGGGTCATTGCGTATATTATACGATGAAATAGTGGAGACTACAGATTACGATGATGAAATACCAAACAGCTATAAAGTAACAGGCGGGTGTATAAATGCAAACATAAAAGGACAGTAGAGCATGACTGAAGAGCTAGAAAGAGAACTGCGTATGTTAGGCGTACTAGATCAAAAGACCCCAGTGGTGGAAAATGATGTGTACCCTATCTGGATACGTGATGATGTTGTATTCGATGAAGATGGACAACCAAACTTTTAGTATTGACACTAACACCGAATCACTTCATACAGACAATCAGACAGAAGGAGACATGACATGACTAAGGGTATCGTAATCAGTCTGTACGACTACACAGGGGAGGCTCTCAAGCCTTGGGCAGAGGCAGGGTACGCCTGTTACGCATTTGACATTCAACACTTGGATACAAAAGTTGAAGGCTACGCAAACGGTGGGTTTATACGCTATGAAGGCTTAGACCTACATGACTTTAGTAATTACAGTGATCTGTTCTTTCGTTTCAACGGTTGCAATGTAGCATTTGGTATGGCCTTCCCTGTCTGTACTGATCTGGCTGTATCAGGGGCAGCGTGGTTTAAGAAGAAAGCAGAGGCTGACCCCTTGTTTCAACAGAGGGCTGTACAACACGCCACTGATTGTGCTGGTCTGTTTGATGATCTTGGTTGCCCCTATTTTGTTGAGAACCCTGTATCTGTATTGGCTACCAAGTGGCGCAAGCCTGACCATACGTTTCACCCTTACGAGTATGGTGGCTATATCCCCTATGGAGAAGAAAATCACCCTAAGTGGCCTGAGTATATCGCCCCGTCAGATGCCTATCCTAAGAAGACATGCCTATGGACAGGTAATGGCTTTAAGATGCCTGTAAAGTGCTCTGTAGAGCCTCACAAGGGGTATTCTACGCAGCACCTTAAGTTGGGTGGTAAATCTGTGAAGACCAAGAACATCAGATCAGCCACACCGAGAGGATTTGCAAGGGCTGTTGTCGAGGCTAACACTTGACACTAGCACCTAATTAACCTATCTACAGAATCACAGTTTAAAACAAGGAGAAATCAAATGGCACTTCCAGAAAACATGGTTGCTAACGTACTAGCAGAAAATCAGAACCAGTTCATCACGGTAAAATTCTTAACTAAGGATGACGAGGTGCGGGTGTACAATGGTCGTATGAATGTCATCAAGGGCCTCAAGGGAAATGAGCGTGGTAAGATTGCTGCTGCTGCTCTAAAGGCTCACGGTTATGTTACACTGAAGACAAGTGATGGTTATAAGTGCTTTAAGTCTGACCGTGTACTAGCCTTTAAAGCGGGAGGACGCCATGTGTTTACAATGGGAGAAGAGATCACATGATAAATGAGGGACCAAAGAAACCGTTAAGTAGGCGCACTGACAAGGTGTATAAGATTAACCCCGTAGCTAGGGAATTAAGAGACCCCAAGTTTAGGAAACAGGTGATACCTAATAAGAAGAAGAATGTGAACACCCGTAAAGAGAAGAACGGGGGAAAGGACTTCTATGCTAACCATTTTGTGTCTATCAGCGGCGATATATTACGAGGCCAGAAACCAGCCAGTTGACGGACAGTTGGCTGTGGCTGAAGTGATAATGAACAGGGTACAGAGTGATAGGTATCCTGATGATGCCTGTGAGGTAATTAATCAGAATAAGCAGTTCTCATATACCCACGATGGAAAGTCAGATGACTTCCTTAAGGAGCCAGAGCAGGAGGCTGTTATAAGAGCCATTCTGGTGGCCTCTGAGGTGCTTCGTGGGCATGGGTTAGGCATCACCTCGACTCACTATCACACAACGGCTATTATGCCCTACTGGGCGCAGTTCTATGACTATGATGGCAAGCTAGGTGATCATATGTTTTACACAATGGTGGAGGATTACTGATGGGATCAATAGAAGAAGAGATAGAATATTGGAGTGTGCAAAAGGCCACCCTACAGATCAGGAATAATACTATCAATGATGAAATAGATACACTGGAACAAGACCTAAAGGAGTGTAAGCAAAGACTTAAGATTCTACAGAAGAAAAGGGCATTAAACTCAGCGCAAAGGGTCATATGTCAAAATCACATAATTGACTTAGGTGGATAATATGAATGATGAACACGGAGAGTTAATGACTAAGCTAAAGAGAGTGCAGAAAGAGAACGAGAAGCTAAGAGAAAGCTATGAGATATTAAAGCGTGAGGCTGATTACTGGGAGAGAAAAGCTAAGAATCTATTAGAAGAGAATCACAAGTTAGATGCACAAGTGAAATTATGGAAAGGAACAGCACCTTGAATAACTATTTACTTTGTAGCGTAAATATTCAAAATATACGGCATAGCGTAAAAAAAAGGATAGTAAAATGATTAAAGTAAAATACATTCACCATGCTGGTTCGGACTTGACTACTGTCAATGCAGCTAGAGTGTCATTTAATAAGAAGAGTGCAGCACTGGGGTATAGTGGGGTAGGGGATGAAAATATGAGACCTATCCTGCATGATAAGGATAAGAAGCTAATTAAGTACTTAGCTAGGCACAATCATACTTCCCCATTCAATCACACCTTTATGACGGTACATATTAAGGCACCTATTTTTGTAGCTCGACAACTACAGAAACATGAGTACATGCCTTGGAATGAGATAAGTCGTAGGTACGTCGATGATGAGCCTGAGTTCTATGAGCCTTCAGTGTGGCGTGGACGCAGTGCTGATAAGAAGCAGGGAAGTGACGGTGTAGTTGATGGTATTGATTCTACTGTTGTTGAGAGTTTGATGAAGTGTGCAAAACATGACTACAACTATTTACTAGCCAAAGGGGTCAGTCCAGAACAAGCAAGGATGATACTACCTCAGAACATGATGACAGAGTGGTATTGGTCAGGTACAGTGGGGGCTTGGGCAAAAATGTGCAATCTAAGGTGTAAACCTGACACTCAACTAGAGACCCGTACCGTGGCAAATGAAGTATCAAATATTATGTTGCGCTACTTTCCTGTAAGCTGGGAGGCTTTAAAACATGACTACTGAGGAAATTATGAAGATGTGTCGTTCCTTGGCTCACAAGTACAATTCACCTAATCAATTCGATGATCTGGTGTCCGAGGGAATGTTGGAGTGCTTAGAGCAAGTGGATCAGGGAAACACTCATGTGGCTAATCTGAGGCGTATGGCTAACAGGGCTATGCACGACTACCTAAATATTAAGACACTAGCTGTAAGTGTACCTCTAAGTGAGCCAGCTAGGTCTTTGGCTAGGGGTACGGACTACAAGTCAACGATGAGCCGGGAAGGTGTGACAAAATTGCAACAGGCTATCAATTCAACCAGTACACCATTGGAAAGTGTAGATGTTGTTGATGAAGAATCTGATCCTGCTGTTGCTTACGAGAAAAAGCAGACTATACTTGATACAGTAAGGGTAGCTAGGGAGACCCTTAACGACAATGATTGGAGTTTGTTCTCTAGGCACTACTTAGAAAGGGAGACAACAGATGATATAGCTATATTTGAGCGTGTAACACGACAAGCGATCGAGAAGAAGTTAAAAAGGTGTGTTAATAAAGTCACAGAAGCTATGAACACTTAGGGGCTTTGGTTGCGTAAAGTCAAAAAATGTTGCTATAGGTAAGTACAGAGGTCTTCTAAAGACTATTAAAATAAGAAGGAGAAACAATATGAGTGCATCTGATATGTTGGATAGGATAGACTTAAGTGGTATCCAGCCATCAGTAGATTCGGTTACTTGGAATGATTGTGTTGTCGGCTTTAAGCAAGCTGATAATGATATGGGGAGTGCATTTCACCGTAAGATACACTGGATGAATACTGCGGCTGAAATATACCTTTTAGATAAAGATAAGATGGCAGGGTTTATTGAAAAGTTTGCTGATGATTGTGGTATTTCTTATCCGTATGGAAAAAGGTTAAACAGGATTAGAAAAGTACCGTACACGGTACAAAACTTTAGTCACGATGCTATTGAAGCACTTCTAGCAGCCCCAGAGGAATTGCGTGATGATATTGTGTCGTATGACAAACCTGTGACTGTTACTGAGGTACAAGAGGCTAAGAAGGGTTACAAGGAGGTACAAGAAGACCCTGACTATGTTGACCTACTTGAAGACGTTAAAGACAACCGTAAGTCTCCAACAGAGGCAGCTAAGGAGGCTTTAATCAGATCAGAGAAGAAACGAGAAGCCATATCAAACACTGTATCCCCAGACGTAATTGACTTAGGGGCTATTGCAAGAAACAAAGAAGGCACAGACATAAGAAGTGTTGGTCCTGCCTTCATAGTATTGATGGAGAAGCTATGCACAAAATTTGATGAGAGGGACATCAAGAGGGAACTATATGCTTTTATGGAACCTGACCCCCTTGGACTAAAGAAAGAGGCTATGCACAAGATGTCTGACATACTTTCAGACCTGTGCTTGGACTTCCCTTTAAACGAACTTAAAAACTTAAACTAAGGAACCTGACATGACAAACTTTGATCTTTTTGACTACGCAAAAGGTATGATGAAAATTCGTGGCATCAACTCTTTTTACAAGGGTACTAAGTCACCAATAGATGTTGTAGACGCTGGATGTAGGAAGCTGGGCAGTTCTAAAGCTACGCAGATGCGCTCACAGGCATTTAACAATAAGGCTGAAATACTTGGTCAGTTAAACTCACCCACTTACTGTAGTGATGTAGATGCGTATGTTCCGTTTTGGTGGGCTGTTAGAAACTACCCAGAAAGCATGTTTAAGGATTGGGATAAACGTATCAGTATGGGTGCCTCTCTTCAAAAGCAGCAGTATGTTTTCCAAACATTAGCACAGTTGTTCTTAAATGGTGCTTCATCTGTAGATGATGGAGACCCACGACTTCTGCCAGCAGATCACTATATGCCACTAGAAGAAGAGTAATCAGGAGAGAGCCACATGAACCAAGAAGTACCACACCAGCCCTGCCCATATGTGTCGTGTGGCTCCTCTGATGCATTTAGCTTTAATAACGCTAAGGGTTGCGGGAAGTGCCACGCTTGTGATCAGTCTTATCCCTCAAGGGGTGAGACATACGATTGGGCTAAAGATAAATATCCAACAGTAGAAAGGGGAGAAGTGATGACTTTCACACCAAAGAGAATAGAGACCGCTGGTGATGGTCGTTATACACCCCTCCGAGGGATTAATGCTAGGACTATGGAGGACTTCAATGTTAAGACATATGATGGTCGCCAAGAGTACATATACCCCAGCGGTGGAATTAAGGTCCGTACCCTACATGAGAAAGGTTTCTATACTAAGGACGGGTTCAAGGGGGATGAACTGTTTGGTATGAATATGTTTACCGCTGGTTGTTCTAAGACTGTAACCATTACTGAGGGGGAACTAGATGCCCTATCAGTAGCACAGATGATGAAGAGCCAGTACATCAATCCTGTTGTATCATTACCCTCTGGTTCGCCCTCTAAGAAGCTGTGGGAGAATTGTAAGGAGTGGCTAGATAGTTTTCAGAAGATTGTGTTGTCAGTAGATAATGATGATACTGGTAATGCCTTAGCTGATCGTGTGGCTAAGTTGTTTCCTAATAAGGTTTACCGAGTACCACACGACAAGTATAAGGATGCTAATGAGTTCCTACAAGATAATGCACATGCGGAGTTCAAGAGTGCATGGTGGAACGCATCTAAGTACACACCTGAGAATATCTTAAACACTGCTGATCAGTTCCTATCACTATACAACGACACACCAGACCATGTATACGTTCCAACAGGCATCACTGACCTAGACGATAAGATTATGGGACTTATGCAGGGTCACTTCACAGTGATTAAGGCACCTACTGGCATAGGCAAGACTGAGGTGATGCGTTACTTAGAGTACAACATGCTACAGCGTAAAGTTCCTATTGCTGCATGGCACTTAGAGGAGACTAAGCTAAGGTCACTACTTGGTCTTGTGTCGTATGAGTTACAAGATAACCTAACTAGGCGTGACTTGATTGATGACAAGGGGAGACATGAGGATGTCATAGGTGCAATCAAGGAGATAGCCAAAGACGAGAAATTCTATCAGTTCTACTTAGGTGATGGTCAAGGTACTGATGAACTGTGTGATCAGATACGTTTCTTCAGTCAGGCATGTGGATGTAAGTATGTATTCTTTGAACCTATCCAAGACGTTGTGGCTGGACGATCAGAGGCGTCTAAGGAGGAGTTATTAGCTGACCTATCCGTAAGGCTCTCTAAGCTATCAGCGGAACTAAATGTGGGCATTGTGACTATCGCTCACACTAATGAAGATGGAGACCCTAAGTACTGTAAGATGATAGGACAACGTGCTAGTGTTATCATTGATCTGTCTAGGGACAAGGAAGCGGAAGACCTTGATGAGAGAAACACAACATACATCACGGTACAAAAAAACCGCCCTTGCAGTGAAGAAGGACGGGCTGGCAGAATGAAGTTTAACAGTGATACGTTCACACTAATGGAGGTGTACTAATGATTGAAGCAGAGACAGTATTCGACATAGAAACAGATGGACTGTTAGATAAGCTGACTAAGATACATGTGTTGTCGTATCAAACAGCAGCTATGGATGAGCCAAGGTCTATCTTTGACTACGATGAAATGCGTGACTTCTTCTTGGAGTACAGTCTGGATCATACGTTAGCCTTAGCTGGACATAACATTGTACGCTTTGATATACCAGCAGTGGAAAAGGTGCTAGGTATAAAGGTACGTTCCAAGCTAGTAGATACGTTAGGACTTAGCTGGTACTTGCACCACAATAGGACAAAGCATGGGCTGGCATTGTATGGTGAAGAGTATGGTGTCCCTAAGCCAAAGGTAGATGATTGGGAAGGACTATCCAAAGAAGAGTATGCCCATCGCTGTGAAGAAGATGTAAAGATAAATGTGCGCCTATGGCGTGACCTAAAGCGAAAATTGGAGAAACTATATGAACAGTGAAGCGTGGAGACTTATCGACTACATCACTTTCAAATTAGACTGTGCTAGGGAGCAGGAGGCCCTACGGTGGAAATTAGATGTGGCTAAAGCCAGTATGCACCTTGCTGAGTGGCAGGGGATGAAAGAGGACAAGGTAGAACAACTAGCCAATGCTATGCCACGTCATGTACTTACTAAGGTGCAGAACAGGCCCAAGGTGATGTATCGTAAGGATGGTAGCCTAAGCAGTCACGGGGAGAACTTTGAGGTTCTGAGAAAGCAGTACAAGCAGCCTGAGACGGTACAGGGGTTTGTTGTACAGACAGGTGTAGAACGAGGTAATCCTAACTCGGTGTCCCAGATCAAGGATTGGTTGTTTAGTATCGGATGGCAACCTAGAACATTTAAGTTTGTAAGAGAGAGCAATGGTGATGAACGACAGATCGAACAAGTCAGGAAAGATGGGGAACTATGCCCGTCAGTTAAGAAGTTGGCTAGTGTGGATGCTGCTGTTTCTATTCTGGATGGTCTTTCTGTTCTTACTCACAGAATCGGGATACTCAAGGCGTTCCTAGAGTGTGAGGTAGATGGATACCTACAAGCTGGAGTAGCTGGTATGACTAACACTATGAGGTTCAAACATGCTAAACCTTTAGTTAACCTTCCCTCAGTGGAAAAGCCCTATGGTGCTGAGATACGAGGATGCCTGATTGCCCCAGAAGGTTACGTGTTATGTGGTGCAGATATGACTAGTCTGGAGGATACAACTAAACGTCACTATATGCAGCCGCTTGATCCGGGTTATGTTGCAGAAATGTCACAGCCCGGATTTGACCCACACCTTGACCTAGCTAAACATGCTGGTGTCATCAGCCAAGAGGACATAGACAAACACAACACAGGAGAACGCAGTTTAAAGTCATTGCGTAAGAACTACAAGGTGGTCAACTACAGTGCCACGTATGGTGTCAAAGAGGCTACTCTGTCTCGTACTACAGGCATGAAGAAGTCAGAGGCTAAGAAACTACTTGCTGCCTTCTGGGATCGTAACTGGTCCGTAGAGGCCGTGGCAAGGGGTGTACGTGTACGAGAACCACAGGGGCTAGGGGGTATGTGGCTAAAGAACCCAGTTAGCGGTTTCTGGTACAGCCTACGCAGTGAGAAGGACCGCTTCAGTACACTTAATCAGGGTACAGGTGTCTACTGCTTTGACACTTGGGTTAAGCACTGTCGTAAGGATGGTGTCAAAACGATAGGACAGTTTCACGATGAAATTATCACTTTGGTAAAAGAGGGAAAGGAGACACAAGAGAAGATTAGTATGGAAGATAGTATTGAACGACTAAACGATGAGTTGCAACTAAATGTACCTCTGGGGATTGATGCACAGTTCGGTAGTAGCTATGCTGACATCCACTAAATTTATTTTTTTTTGTTGTATGGTTGCGTAAGTACAAAAAATGTTGCTATATATAAGTACCCGCATAAGGAAAGGAACCCGACATGGGAAAGAAAGTTTACGTTGAAGCCGAGATTGAATGGCCTAAGCTGCAAGAGTCAGATCGTGACATGGGAAACAACTTGAAAGAAGGTAGTGACCTGAGAAAAAAACTTGAGGAAATGGACGGTCAATACGTTGTTAAGATCATGTATGGTGAAGACACAAAGGAGAAGATGATTGAGGCTGGAGTTCCTACTGGTGGTCTGGTAGGTCAGTTATACAAGGAAGACCATTACAAAGCCACTAGGGGCCACGTTAACCCTAACTTCGTAGACTCTGCCACAGGTAAAAAAGGTGTTGTGGTTGGGCCACCTAAAGTCTGGAAAGAAGATGATGACGGGGTATTAGTTGAGTGGGACTTTGAGGCTGATGGTCTTATTGGTAATGGTAGTAGGGCAGTAATTAAACTGGATGTGTACAGAGACATGAAGGTAACAATGGATGCAGTTAAAATTGTAGACCACGTACCTTTTATTCCAGAAGAAGCAGACGGGAGTGCTTTCTAATGACTAAAGCCACCATCATCTTTGAAACCTCCGAAGAGGTAGATGGGTACGAAAGTAAGACTACTGTTGAGCGTCATGGTATAGATACTCTTGAAAATCTTGCATACTTCTACAGTGAGGCTACAGTGGCAGGGGGCTGGACTTACGTTAAGGCAGTGGCCCTAGAAAAAGAGGATGAGTCTATTGTCTGGTCCGACATTTGAGCCAAAGCATGTCTTAGTTGATGGTGACATTGTTGCGTACAGGGCTGGGTTTGCCTCAGAGGGTAAGACTAGTGCAGATGCAAAGGACAAAGTAGATGAAGTTATGAACTTTATAGCTTCTAACACTATGTCCTTCCCTGTGCCTGACAGGTTCCATACGTTCTTAACTGGGGCTGATAACTTTAGATTTGAAATAGCTAAGTCGTACCCCTACAAGGGGAATAGGAGTAAGTCAGAAAAGCCTGAGCATCTACAACATTCAAGGGATTATCTAGTGTCCAAGTACAAAGCAACTATAAGCTACGGAGAGGAAGCTGATGATCTTATAGCTAAAGCTGCAACTAAGTTTGGTCCTAATACTGTCGTAGCTTCTGTTGATAAGGACATGCTACAGATACCTTGCTGGCATTATAACTTTGGCAGGGATCAATGGTCACAAGTAGATGAGTGGGGCGGCTCTAAGTTCTTCTATACTCAGATACTAACTGGTGATGCAGCCGACAACATAAAAGGGATCAAAGGTGTTGGACCTGTTAAAGCTGGTAAGTTACTTAAGGATTGTACGACAGAGGAAGAACTGTGGTACGCTTGCTTAGAGGCTTATGATGGTGACTATGACCGTGTAGTAGAAAATGCTAGGTTGTTATGGTTAAGGAGAAGAGAGGAAGAGTTATGGGAGCCTCCAACAGTGAGAGACGGAGACACGCAATAAAGAATGGATACCGCTCTGGCTTGGAAGAGGATATATCTAAAGACTTGACTGAACGGGGTGTAGACTTTGAATATGAGAAGCTAAAGGTAAGATGGCAACTCTTAGAATATAAGACCTACACCCCTGACTTTAAGTTACCCAACGGTATTATCATTGAGAGTAAGGGCAGGTTTGTTGCAGCGGATCGTAAGAAGCATCTTAAGATTAGGGATCAACACCCGTTCCTTGATATTAGGTTTGTGTTCTCTAACTCTAGGGCTAAGTTAAACAAAGGCGCAAAGAGTACCTATGGGGATTGGTGTGACAAGCACGGGTTCTTATATGCAGATAAAAGGATACCCGACGAATGGTTGTTGAAAACATAGCTACCTTTAAGGTACACAAAGTAAAGGATGGTCCCTACCAAGACGAAGAGGATGGTAT